GAGTAGTAAATGCGCCAGCTAATCTACCTTCGTTTTCAAACTCCTGCTGATACACCGTCCCGGCAGCTTCAGCAGCTTCGACTAACGCATTACCGCTACCCGTATAACCCTGAGCAGCAAGCTGACGCTGAACCGCCTGCATTCTAGCCTTGTACGCACCAGTCTCGGTAATCTTGCTGGGGTCTTTCATTAAGTTGTTAAGCCTAACTGCAGCCTCACCGCGGAACTCTCGATACGGGTCAGCTGCTTCAATACCCTCACGGGCAAGCTCAGCTTGCTGCTCACCCTGACGTCTAGCCTGTCTAGCACCATACAGAGCAGTACCTGCTCCAATCGCTGCACTTGTAATAGCGGCCATTAAATCACCTTAGTATATGCACGCTCGGTTAGCTGATAGCCAAAGGCTTCGTACAACTTAGCCACGTGACTACCGCTTGTAACCAAGTCAACCATTTGAATGTGAGTAGCTCCGGCAGCTTTAGCTGGGCCTTCAATAGATGCTAGCAACGCTTTGCCAATGCCCGCAGATTGCGCTTCCGGCTCTACCCACCAAATAACTTCACCAGCATGAACGTGGTCTGCGTTGAACATGAATGGAATTAAGATAACCCCAATCATGCCAACTACCCGCCCATCAACCTCCGCTACGTGCATTAACCCAGAAGAAATTAGATGCCTAGCTAACGCACCCACATCTTCCTCATTCATCTCAATCTTTGACAGATTGTAATATGAAGTATGCACATAGAACTTCTTGGACATTTCAACAATAATACCTACATCATCGTTATCAGCTCTGCGAATCATCTTGTCTCTCCGGAGTAAAGAATGCGACTACTATTAACCTTCCCGTCTCGGGTGAATCTCCGAATGCTTCAAACGGGTATCGAGAGTGAAACAACTCACTTCGATAAATCAGCGCTCGGTTGAATTTCATTTCTACAAAAATATCCCGCTGCCACTTACTTTCATCATTCCAATCGTGACAGACGGCTTCAAACAACTCATGCTGCCCCGGTACTATTCTCTCCGCGCCAGTCTTTCTATGCGTCCAGAACGCTGTTCCACTTGGCCCATCGGAAAGATAAAGTACCAGCGCATGAGTTCCCCAGCCCATGTCACTATGGATTGCTGCATTAGGGGGCTCACCACCAAAGTTCAAGCGGTAAGCCATACCTAACATATTGATCGGCCCGAATAGATGCGTTAGTATGTCAGTCAGCAGCGGGATGTCTTTAATACAAATCCGCTTATACAACTGCCCATCTGGCCCGTACCAATCTTCATACGTTTCATTTAGCGCATCTTCTCTCAACTCCTCTGCGTATGGATGAAAGTCATCTAACACATAGAGGCTATTGCTTTTCATCTTCTAGGTCATCCAGTCTAATGTAGACAGCCTCAAACCTAGCATCAAGCTCTCGGTTTGTAGGAACACCCGCCATTCGATCTCGAATGTCTCTGACTTCTTCTTTCAAATCTGTCAACGATGAATTAAGAGCTTCCAAACTCTTGCGTTGCTCAATTTGAGAGTTGTACATATCCCGCACAGTGCCGCCAATTGCTACTACGATTATCACCGTCAAACTAATACCAATGCTCTGTGCGTGCCGTTCCCAAGTCACTTTGTTCTCCCGTATAGCCCCATCTGCGCGTCTATCAGTCATACCACCCTCAGCTTTAGTACCGATCCAGTTCTATAAGTTCCGCCGACTGGGACACCTGCAGTAGCGGCGGCAGCGTCATCTACGGCGTCAATAATATCTGGAACGTTATATGTGGGGGAAAGGTTAAAGTCTACTGTTCCGTTAAAAGTAGCGTCAGAGTTAAACGCCTGGCCAGCGGCCCATACATTAGCCACATTTCGGAATGCCACATTACTATCAATGTTAATAGTAATATTGCCGGACTCACCACTGCCATTAGTAACACTTACCCTGCCAGACGTTCCTAGGATTGACCTAGCTAAAAATGTTCCCGCTCCAGTTTGGACAATTAAACCTACACCAGAGCCGAGTCTGCCGAACGATACTAGCGACTCATTAATTACATCTACTTTAGCTCGCAGTTGAATGAACCACTGCAACCAGCTAGACTCAAATCTTAAATCTTTTAACTCCCATTTACCGGGAATCTGGCTAGTCAGCGGAGCTACTAGCTGTGGTACTGGGGGAAGTTTATCAGTTTGAACACTCATAAAGTCCCCACATCGTACTGCATCTCGACAGCTTGAAGCCTGAACGGCGTGTTAGCGCTGTGCCTAAAGTGATAAGCTCGGCGTCTAAAACTTCCGCAATTAACTAACCGTGGACGCTTATAGCTTAAGTCTACCTCTCGAAAGTTTGACCACGTTTGGTAATCATCTTCACTGGATCTAACATACAACTTGCTGCCGGGAGTTTGATCTGCAATGAACTCAAGGGCAGAGAGCTGTTTAGTTCTACGAGTGTTAGCATCAAAGTTAGGAGTATAAATGTCGCAAACAATTGGAGTTAGTGTGGCCCCATCGTCTGCTACGTCAGTGAGATATTCTTGATCCACCTCATAAATATCTCCGTTACTCTCATGCTGGATAAGGTGCCGACTGCCAGTAGTGTAGCCATAGTACATAAACGGGAAATAGTTCCCATTCGAGTCCGTCCACTGGTACCAAAGATTCTCCGTAATGTCGTAAGCTAATGTCAGGTTACGATCTCTCAGCGTGATCAAGTAAAAGTTATGACCATTGATCTTAAGCTGGAAAGATGAAACAGACTGAAGACTAGATGCCTGTAACAACCTATCAATCGACTCAGTAGAAATTACCCGATGATTCAACTGGTTCATCATAGAAATCTGAACGGCGGCAGACCTAGTAGCACTAATCCAAAACAGGGAGTCATCAATCTGTTGAACGCTACCAGCGGATCGGCAACCATAGCTAATCTTTGAGCCTTGAACTGGGCCAAGTGGGCTGCCGGTAGCATTGCCTGCGTCAAAAAAAATCTCAGTAGACCACTCAGAGAATGCCACAAGATAAACTAGCTGTTTAGCTAAAAACACGCCGGCATCTGGCTCAGCTTGTGCAGCAATAAAGTTAATAGCACTCCAGTTACCGGGCTGGTCGACTGAGTTAATTGCGCTGCCCCAAATCTGGCCGTTAATGTCCATGACATAGGTAGCGCCATTTAAGTAAACAATGCCCTTCTGGGTAGCTGCCGGAAAATCACTATCAATGCTGTGCAAATCTGCGCTAACAGTGGCGCCATCTGTAGTATAAGCTTTAGCACCGTTGCTAAATACTAACTTTGGACTTGCTCCAAGCGTTTCACTAAAGTAATAGATACCGCCTGCGATATCTAATAGCGGCCCGTAAGTCACGCCATTTTTGTAGATAGTCCCGTTAGCAATGTGATAAAAGTTACCTCGCCAAAAGTAACAACCTTGCCCAACTGACGGAGCGCTGGCTGAAAAGATTCTCAACCCCGGACGCTTGTAAATCCAAAGCTCACCGCTTTCATCAGTCTCAATGTAGCAGTTAACAAGTCTGGCGTCTTTGGTAAATGTCGCGTTACGGTTGGATGTAGTAACTACTAACGGCAGCCTCGGCGGCAGAACTACACTCTCAGCCTGACTCATCTGAAACCTCCGGTAGTGTAACTGCCCTGAAGATTAGGAGCAAACGTAGTCTCTGTATCTTCAACGTCCCAGTCTTCCAACTGCTGCTTGTACATCATAGCGCGCTGCTGGCATCTATCCATAATAGCTTGTGGCTGGCCAGTGCAGATATCATCAGCTAATCCCCACCGCAGCGCAATGCGCCACTCTTGTGGGAAGGATACGTCACTCATTAAGTTAAACGGATTTGCTGCTTGGGTGCGAACAAGAAGAACAACAGAGTTCACAGCTTCAGACGCGTTAGGAGTATTCCAAAACTTAACGACTAAAGAGTTCTGAGTCTTGTCAACAAAGTATCCAGTAATAGCGCCTTCGGTCGGCTGCAAAGTATTCCACTGCTGCCAACTAATAGAGTTAATAACCCTTAAGTCCGTTGCAGGAGCTGGGCTAACAACTCGCCCTCGCTCCACACGAAGATTCTTTTGAGGAAACACTCCCACGGGATTGTTGAGAGTGTAAGTATTCTGACCGGCTACGAGAGGAATGGTGATTTCCTCAAGAAGAAACAACTTAATCCCGTCGGTCTGCCACAGGTTGATAATGTCGCAGAGTCTACGCATGTAGACGGAAAGCTGTTCGCTATTGGGATCTTCACCTTCCTGCAAAAAGCCGGCATCGTACATAGCATCTTTGATGATACCGTAAACGGTATTAGAAACTGCGACTGGCATAAACACTCCTATTACGGTGACACATATCCTTGAGCTGACACGAGGACGCTAGCGCCCGTCGTCACGGCCTGGACGTTCAATGCCTCGTTCGCAGCGGTCTGGATCGGCGTAAGGAAAGAAATCGTCGCCGGCACAGCCATGCTTGCAGGCGCCTGATAGCTGGCGACGACCGTCGTGCCGCGCAGAATGTTTAGCTGCGTCGCCGTGGCGTTCGTGTTCTGGTACTGCAAGCCGGTCATGTACGCTTTGATGCCAGCGCCAGCGGCAGCGCGGAGCGGCGTCGAAGTCGTGTTCGCAATCGTCGTGACCGTCTGCCAATCAAGCTCGGGGATGGCGTTAAGGCGTACGACCTGAGCGCCCACGGTGGTGCAGAGAATGTCCGCAACGTCATTGGAGGCCGTTGCGGTGTAGTTGGCCGTCATTGCGCGGCCAGCGATGCGCACCGGGCTGCCGGAGATAGCCGCGTCATGCGCCGCAGCGCCAGTCGCGGTTAGTGTGCCGCCGGCGACGTTGACCGGCACGGCCTGCGCCGCCCCGTTGTGGCCGGGCCCACCAATCACCTCGACAGTGTGCCGGGTGTAGTCGAACAAGCGGACGGCATGGACGCGGTAATCCGTGGACGACGCCGGAGCCGTGCCAAGGTTGCGCAGGCGGAACTGAAGCTTGTACGTCCCATTCGGGTCGGGCGCTGACTGCGTGATGCGGCGTGCCATCGTCGCGGCAGAGTTGGAGTCAATCGCCTGCTGAAGCAGTGCGATATGCTCGCCAGTTGTCTGAATTTCGACAAGGCCAGCGGGGAACCAGTTTGGGTCCGAGCCGGTGGCAACCGTCGTGGCGATGGTGCTGGCTGCGCTGACGAACTCAGGTGCGCCGCCAGAGCGGGCGACAACATCGGCAGTCGTCGCGGTTGTGCCCGCAAAGCGAACGGCGGCATAGTTCCGATTCGTGCCCGAGTTTGTCTGACTCAGCGCGACCGCAATCGGTAGGCCGGTTGCCGGATCGACTTCAACCAGCTCGACAAAGAACTCGGTGTTGGCGATGCGCTGCGATGCGGTGACGAAAGCAGCAAGGCGCACCGGCAGCGTGAACATTTCCACGCTGCGAATGATCGTCTCGGAGTTGATCGCCGTGCCGCTGGAAATCAGCAAGTACGAACCTGTCGTGCCGTTGCCCGTGCTGATCGCCATGTCGGAGCCGGTCGAAACCGTCTCCCAAAGCGCCGGATTGAGGCCAGAAGTCGGGAATTCGTCGCGAAGCTTGGCCTTGTTGTTGCCGACAAGAACTGCGCCCGATGGGGTAGTTTGCGCTCCGCTAACTGCGACGGGAAGCGGGTTAGTTTGGCTGGCGTAAGTAAAAGAATCCTCAACACCGAAACCAACTTTATGCGCCGCGTGATGAACTCCGGCGATTAAGTCAGTCCGCATATTGCGGTCTACATTGTTAGCGTCTTTAACAGTGATAGTCGCGTTAGTCATGTTACATTAACCCCGACGTTAGAAAATGTGCGGACGCTACTGGTTGATTAAAAAACCAACCAGTAGAGAAGTTAATAGGCCCGACATCTGTTTTGATAGCAGTATGCCAAGTGCCAAATGGGGATAAGTTACTATGCCAACTACGCATGATCCACTACAACCCTAGCAACTCGACCATTGATCGGCGTGGCGTATACGCTAGTATTGCCCGCCGCGTTGGCTAAATCCGAAACTGGAATATTAAGCTCGCCCGAAATCTGCTGCCACTCACCCGGTCTAGCATGATACACATATCCGGGAAGGTTTAGATTAGCTGGAGGGGCGCCAGTAGTGCACCTAATCTTTACAGCCCCATTAGTAATCTGAAATGTAATGTTAGATGCAGGGCCGCTGTTTAGCTGTGTCCACACATTAGGCGGACACGTAACCATTTCCTGATTGCGAGGCATGATTAACGCTCCTTAGCAGCAAGGATGTAATCCAAGTTAAAGGTACGAGCAACTGCGTCACCGTTACCGACGTGGAAGGTGACAGTAAGCGGGGCGTCCGGAGAGTTGTTAGCTCCGCACTCCAACGAACCAACCATGCTATCGTTGATGTAGAAGTTCACAGTCTCCTTACCATCATACTCAAAGCCAAAAATAGTATAACCAGTAGTAAGCTGGGCGACGTTAAGATTCTGTCGATTGCCGGTAGTAGCATCCCTACGGCAGAAAATACCAATGTTGGCCGTAGCGGCGGGCTTAAGGAAATAGATACCATCAGTAGCATCAAGAGGAGTCGTGTCAGTAATAACAAGACCAATCTGAAGCACCGAAAGCGTGGCGTTGCTAAGAGATCCAGCAGCTTTAAAGAACATATGCTTACCCGCAGTAAAGGTAAACGTTGCAACAGCAAGCTGGTGCGATCGGCTATCAGGAGCGGCGGCACTCGTAGTAACAAGAAGCTGGCCACCATCACCAGGAGTCAGTGCAGTAGTGCCCGTACCAACTGCGGTGATAACCCAATCAGACGCAAGAAACGTGTTGAAGTCATCAAAGTACGTATTGAACTTCGTAGGATCGGGCTGGCCCATATTGCCAAGGGTTTCAATGGCCCAAGCGTTAGTAATACCTTTTGGAAATCTAGTGGTCATTTTAAACTCCAAATAACACCCCCTTTCGGGGCACAAGTTGAATTGCATTATTTAGGATTGTCCCAAATTGGGACAGCAGGGGAGGTTGCCCTCCCCTACCGCACCCTCCCCACTTACGCGCCCGGCGATCCGAAGATGCCGCGCGGGTCAGTACAACCAACCGAGAACCGCATGTAAGTAGCAGCCTTAGCGTTCTTCGTGTCGAAGTCGTTATCCTGCTCAAACTGCGGCTTGTTGCGCCAGAACATCGTCATGCCGTTCGGGATGTTAGTTCTAATGAACCAAGCATCCGGGTCGGTGAAGTAATGATTCACCTTAATGCCCTTCGGGAAGGCATTGGTAGCCTTCAGCACGTTGATAGCATTATTACCCGTGTCGTTCTGCAGCACGCTCTTGAGAATCCGGTGAGCGTTGTAATACTCAGCGGTCGAGATGTGCAGACTTTCCGGCATGATCGAGATACGCAGACCACGATCCTGAGTCGCGTTCATGATCTGAATGGTCAGATCTTCTAGCGAAGCTTCGCTCAGGTCAGCCGGAGTAGCAAGCCGGTTGCTGAACGTACCACCCGAGGCGTTAACGTGAGCCGTAGAAATCAGGGCCTGGTTATCCGGGGTAGTATAGAACGTGGTAGTAAACGCGTTGTTGTAAAGGAACGCGGCCACGTTCTCGATCGTCTGATTGCACGAGAACGCATTGGCCTTAGCGCGACGCTGAGAAACTTCCTTATACAGGTTGTCTTCCAGTTCTTCCTTCGTCACAATGTAGCCCAGCGCGTAGGCAATGTGAGCATAGGTCGTGACCCAGCCCTGCATTTCCGAGTCATAGGCAACCTGACCGCCCTGAGCCTTAACCGGAGCCAGGCCAAAACCAGTGACCTGAACATCCTGCTCATACGCGCGGGACGAGTTACGAACTTCGTACAGGTCAGTGTACTCGGTCGGATGGGCGTCATATACCTGGCCCCAAATAGCGTGAATGCCCGGCCAAAGCAGTTTCGGATGCGAGCCAGTATTGATTACACCACTCATATGTTATTCTCCTTAAAGGCCCGCAGTGCCGGCAGACAGTTCATGGTTATTGATCTTGACAAGCCACTTAGCAAACTGGCCAACAAAAACATCAGGCCGCTGCACAAGACCAAGAATCTTACACTGAAGCGTAGCGCCAGCAGCTTCGCTGGCGTTATCAAGCTGCCAACCCGAGATGTAACCGTTGTTAGCGCCGACAACAAGGTTAGTATTCAAATTAACGTCTGCGAGAGTCAGCGGGGTGCCAGTGCCAACTTCCTGAACCTCAAAAACAGTATCAGGGTCATCGATCACCATAGCGTACCACACGCCCGACTTAGCGCCCGGCGGACGAATCGTCTGGTTCAGGTTATCAACTTTGGCAATGCCGGGATATGTATCAAACAAACCAGCAATGACGCCACGAATAACGCCAGTGGCAGCCGCTAAGGTGATGTACGGAACGCCCCTAGGATCAGCGCCAGCGGCAATCGTAACTACCGGGTCCCCCATAGCAAAAGCGTTAGTGTTAGCAGCTTCGATTGCATACAAACGAGCAGCGCCATTATACTGCGTGCCCTTAATGTTCCCTACGGCTCGAAGGCCAAAAGGGGTGTTAGCGTTAATGGACATATGTTATCTCCGATGCTTGGGAGTAAAGAGGTCTGGCATAGTACCCTTACTATACCGTCTAGATGCGTCTTTCATACTTTCGCCGGGTTCACGCTCACCACCACCACGGAGCGTTTCAGCGATTGACTCATTTCGTTCTTCGATAATCTCACGGCTAGCCTCGTAATACTCGATCGGGCATTCCATGAGATAAAGCCGTCCGGGCTGACCCGTGGCATCTGCACCATCACCTGAGATAACACTTACTCGCGTACCAAGGTCAGTGTTGCCGCTTTCTTTAGCATCACCACCCAAATCAAAATTAGTCAGCTCAACCTCGTCAGCATTTACAAACCGATAGCCAGCTCGCTGTGCCTTAGCAATTCGACCGGCATCACTGCGAATCCATCTACGATGAAAGCCGGGACGCTCAGGAACTTCCAACTTACGCACACCGGCGCTCATTGGCTGGAAGTTTCGGGGAAGCGATCCGCGCTCCGGTTCGTTAGCGGGATTGATCTTTGCCTCAACGGACTTGTTCATATAACCTCTTTACTGTTGACTGAAGTAAATGCTGGTGTAGTGATCCTGCCACTCTTTCAGATTACTGAATCGCTTGTTTTTGCCAACAAGGTCATCAGCATCTTCTAAGCAGGCCTGACGAGCTTCGGGCGGCAAGTCATTAAAAGACTTACGACCGCCGCTGCCAGTTCTCGTACCACGAGAAACACCATCAACCTTGGATACGGGAGCTTCTGATCTGGGAGCCGCAGGCTTATTGCGCTCGTTAAGAATCCGCACGCACTCATCAAGAAATGCTGCGCCGATCAGGTCATTACCTTCGTCTCGAAGGTCTTCACCGATTCGCATGACTTCTTTGGTACGCTTAGCGTCTACGCCAAACCAGTCATTACGTTCCTGCCAGGCAACAAACTCGGGGTCTAGTGCTGGCGCAGAAGTAACTTTCTTGGTCGGCGCAGGTGCAGACTCTTCCGCTTTAGCTGATGCAGCATTAAGCTGGTCGATCTTTTCTCGAATATCAAACTCAGCATCTACATCATTATTCTCGCGGGCCTGCTTCAGCTCAGCCTTCAGTTGACTCTTTGCGTTTTCAACAGCCCGCTTGTTAGCCTCAGTATAGTGCTTCTCAAGCTTCTCAATCGCGGACGTTGCGCCGTTCAACTGTTGCGCAAGTGTCGCAATTTGTTGATCCCGTGTCAACAGTTCACGCTGGAGCCGTTTATTGTTGGCAAGCAATAGCGGCATAACATGCTTGCCGCGCTCAACAAACTCGTCTGCATCTACCCACTGGTCGGGATTACCCTTGAACTGATCCTTAGGCAACCAGCCCATGTTGCGAGCTTCGGTTTCAATAGCCGGATCAATGCCCTCGTTGAGTTCTTCGTTATCAGCGCTCATGCTTGTTCCTCTACCTCAATGGCCGCAAAAATATCTCGATCATTTACAAAGCGGTAAGACTTACCATCTGCCGTGCCCTTAGCCATAAAGCCCGCAAACCTTGCGACAAGAACTTTGTCACCCGGTTTAGCTCGCGGCGCGGGCTCATCACACCAACAGTTAGGGCCAACTTCAATTACAATAGCTCGCTGTTCAACCATCTGCAATCGATCCTGAGCTGAGTCAGGAATTGCGATGATGCTAGACTTGAGCTCAGGCTCATACGGCTCAATTAAAACTGCTCGGCCAAGAGGCTTAAGACCAGAACGATTACTCACTTATCTTCTCCATAAAGATCGTCGACTGAAACCTCAAGGACTTGCTTGAGGGCGGAACATGCACCAGTAGCGGCTGCATTTTTAACTAACATTTCTGTTTCAAACGCGGCACTGAACTGCCCGTTAGCCCACGCGTCTTTAAGACGTTCAATGTCAGACTTGACCCATTCCCGGAATAGCTTGGTCACTGGGTGGGAAAGCCATGCTTGGAACTGCTCCAGCTCCGGCGTTAATTCCTGGCTCACTTAAATTCTCCATCATTCTGTCAAGGGAAGTGTTCATCTGATTATTACGCTCACGCATAGCTTCGATAGCTGCACGGAAAGCAGACACGCGCTGCTTATCAGTTTCAGTCGAAGCTTTAGTCATCAACAACTGTACCTGAGCTTCCATCTCAAGAATCTTAGCACTATTCACACGTACAGTTTCTTGCATCTCCATAGCAAACATCTGCTGCTGCATCTGGAGTTCCATCTGGGTTGCCTGATTCTTAAGTTCCTGAATCTGAACCCGTGGATCTTTAGGCGGTTCTTGCCCGGCTGCGCCGGGGAACAGCTCCGCAACGTCGTCAACTCCCAGCGCCTTGAGGTACCTCCGCTCCACCGCATCCCTGTCGTACCCCGCAGTCGTGCCGGCCGCGGCCTTAATCATCTGCGCCTGCGCGAAACGCGCGCCCTCGCTCGCAATCGTCGGATCGGCCACCGGAACAACCGAGGCCGCGCCAATTGCATAGTCCTCGCGCATGATGAACTTCCCGTCTCCGAAAGGCATCCTCGCGGGAAGCGTGATCGCGTTGATTCGGTAAAGCTTTTTGAACTCCAACTTCATAGCCCGCCAAACGCGCTTGAAGATGGCAGAGTAAATCTTCTGGCCCTGCTCAACCATCGTGCGAGCTGTTTCGGCTGGGGTGTTCTGGCCGGGATTTTCTCCGGCGAGCATGTCAGTAGAGCCAGCGATTCTATTGGTGTAGTCGATAAGCAGGCCGAGTAAGTTGAACATCACCGAGCTGGGTTCACGCACCGGAAGTGGCATGATGTTCTTGCGAATGTCATCTCCCGTAGCATCGACCCGCTGCCAACCGAAGGGTTGGAATTGGTAGACTCCGCCTTTGAGCTTAGCACCACGACCGAGAAATCCGCCAGCAGTATTAGCGAGTGTGCCTGCGTCGAATAACTGGTTGATGGCAGAGTTCACACTTTCATTCAGCGGGCCAAGCAAAACTCCGAAGCCAACGTCCATAATGCTACCGTCTGGCGCAGGGATGAACGGGAGCTTAGTAAAGTACTCGACGGCATTGATCTTGATGATCGTACCATCGTCAGCTCGCTCAACATCTTCAGGGCGATCGAAGCGAGTAGCGATGCGGACAACGCAACGAGATGCTTCTTCGATAGTAACAATGTACGGCTCTGCGTAGCCATCGCCATCTAAGTCCAGCCAGCAGTGCTGTTCGAGAAGCTTAAACGGAGTATCGTGATCGGCTTGCGGAGCGCGAAGACCCGAACGGTTATCTACATCAGGAGACTTCCGGTTGTCTGCGGGAGTCCCACAGTACCACTGCTGGTCAGTGCAGTCACGGTAGATACCGCGCAGCATCATCTCCCGGACGTCATTCCGGTACTTGTTGATGATGTGAGTTTTAACTGCGCACGTCTCGATGGACTTAGCCCAGTAGTCAAACACCAAGTCTTGGGCGAACACAAACTCGCTAACCGGGTGGCCTTGGGATGCGCTATAGTAAGTCTTCTTAAACGCAACGCCGACGATAGCCTGGGAAAGAAGTGCCCTATCCGTGCCCTCTTCCCAATTCTCGTCCTGCTCCAAAAGCTGCCAGCTCATGTGCTGCGAGATGCGGTTGGCTAAGGCGGTGGCGATCGGAGTGGTCTCTCCAATGACACGAGCCTGCACAACGCTACGGCCATTCACAATAGCCGGATAAGCGCGAGCTGCGAACTGCATTGCTGCAATCGTAACAAGCGGGAACTTGATGTTGCTACAATTTGCCCAAGGGAAAGTCTTGCTATCCTGAACCTGCATGGCAAGATTCAGTGCGGACTTGCAACGCTCCTCCCAGTCAACACGGCTGCGCTTGTCTCGGTCGAAGTTCTCAAAGACCCAGTTACCAATGTTGTCTAAATCCCGATCGTTAAAACGACCGCAAAGATTGGGCGATCGAATAACTTCATCGTCGATAGTAATACGAGTCTCAATATCCAACATATGCTTAATGTCCCGGTTAGATGCTTGTCCCAAATTGGGACATTAGTAGCCTGTTGAACTGGCTCGACCGCCGGTACCCATAGTGGCACGGCTTTCTCGACCCCAGTCGAATTCTTCCTCTTCCATGAAGTCCTCTTCATCGACTTCGTGGTAGTTTTCTAAACCATTGTGCAACGTGGCGGTGGAGTCAAACTGGTCATCCGCTTTAGCATCCGTTACGCCAGTGAAGCTAAGAACTTCAGCCTCGTAACCCGCATACCAATCAGTGTCTTTATCAAACCGGCAGGCTCCAGCTTTCATCTTTTTCTGAAACGTTCTGCCGCGAACAGCCTTGTCGCTTTTCGGCGTCAGTTCTTCAAACACCAACCAGTGATCCCGCTTCATCATTTCCTTCGTGAGCATGGACTTGATAGCTAACCAAATCTGTCCATTCTCAACAAAGAAAACTTTGGGCTGCCACCTCAAATCAATCTCAAAGAACTTATCAATAATCTCATCAGCATCCCAGCGGCCAACGTGCTGATCTACATGATGCACCAAGTTTCGAACGCATTTACCGCCAACAGTAAAGCTAGTACGGTTAGCGCTGTCACGCTTGCTAATAGCAAAGTCGACGCCAACTGCAATAACCTTTTCCGCTTCTCGGTCCCCGTCAGTCATCGGAATGAAGTCTTGCTTACGCAAGTATGCGGCAGCGTTATCTAGCGGAGTGTTAAGGAACTCTTGCGAATAGCCGGCGCTATCACCATCTTCTTCAAACTCAATCTGCCGCGCTCGAAGATCTTCTGCTGTCCATCTCTCGGGCCACAACAGTTCCGAGAAGTCATTATAGCTCTTGTGCGCCTTGTAAAACAAGTGGTTCCACGTTTTGTTTTTCCGAAGCCTCGACAGCAGAGCGTCTTCGTGCAGAATAGTACCGTGCACTCGAATCTTGCCAGTTTTACTCAACGCTTGCTTAGCTGCTCGGAAGAACCAACGACGGAACTTAGCACGACGATCTTTGTTTTCTACCTGCTCGTCATCTTCCATATCGTCGCAGACGATAAGATTCGGCCTCTTACCTTTCCACATTGCGCCGCGAATCTTTTGCTCGGCGCCACGAGCCAGAATGCGAAACCTATGACCGTCATCATGAACTACAATGACCTCCGTCTTGGTCTGAGCCTCAAAGCTTTTGATGCCAAACTCACGTCGCAGATCATCGTTTGTTTCCAGTTCCTCGCTGATATTGCTAAGCTGTTCGGCCGCCTTGTCCTCAGTCGAGCCGATGAGAATGCCGTAATCGCTGGTGCGAAACAGCATCTCAGCGAGAATGTAGTCAAATGTCAAACCTGTGCTTTTGGCATGATCTCGAGGCGCAATCACCATGCACTGTGGGTGCGGACTGGAATAAAGAGCCCAAGCCTCCCGATGAAACTGGGGCGTGGGCTTAGCATTATCATACCGAGGCGAAAGAAATGTACCTGCAAACGCCTCGATAAGATCCGCAGTAAGCTTAACTTTGATCATGGCGGAGTAATGGTTGCACTCGGAAGAACGGCGACTCGACCTTGGAGAAGCAGAATCTGGGAGTTACTTGTTCGAACGGCAAAAGTGATCTGATACACAACTCCGGGCAGCCCACCTACAACCTTCTGCTTTGCGATGTTGTTGGAAACACTAGGGCTTCCTGAAAGCATGGCGGTTGGGTTAGGATCTGCGCCTGAATAAACCTCCATTGTGGTAGCTACCGTCAGAGAGTTCTCCCCAACTGCAAGCTTGGAAAGCGTATCCACCTCAATGTCGATACTTTCACCTTGAAGCTTTGATGCAAAAACTACAGTACTCATTAGAAGCTTCCTACAGTTATGCCGACACGAAGATTAGTTTGCATTCCGGCTAACAGAACGTCACCGACAACCCCAGAGCGAAGAAAGTATTCTATCGTATATCGATCTCGCTGAGCCCTAAAGTATAAGCTGCCGCCTCTTATGTATACTAAGATGTTGTCTACGTTTGCAGCTTGGGAGGGTCTGACATCATCTAAAAACGCATACGGAGTTATCGCCGTGGCAATGGTGGTATCATCAAAAACTTGGGCATTTAAAACTGTATCAAACCACCAAAACTTACTAACACCCGCCTCCGTAAAAGACACAAACGGATTCATGTTAGTATCAAACGACAGACTGACGTAGGAGATATTGAACCGGACAAATGCCACTATCGGGGCATCATCAGGGCTATCAATTAAAAACTCCCCCGTTAGCTCAATATACCGCAGCCTCCACAGCTTAACCCTGAAACCTTGAGTAGGATCCTGAATACCGACACCGCCAATTTGATAGTCAGTAAAAGGATCATCTCGTGGGATTGGATTAAGCAATGGAGCTGGTAAGCTTTGGCTAGATAGCCTCTGCTCTGGGATCATGGGGTGCCTCGTGCCCAAGAGTATGCAGTGTTAAGGACCAGAATTTTAGTAGCGTCTTTGGGAATGATCGAGCTAAACTCAGTCTGGAATGCGCCGCCACCTCTAGCAGTAAGGCAAGTTAATAGAGACGATCGAATACCTCCAGCAACGTTACCATTATTTAACCCAAGAGTAAGAGTGCTATTTCTGGTATATGTACCTGCAGTATATGTACCATTTACCACAGCGCCAGAAGAAGAACTGGCATTTGAACCAGATGGATTGCCTGTAACAGGCCCTAACGTTCCACTATAAAAAACATGATCGCCAGTACCAGTACCTAATCCAGCAGTACCAGTAAACCCATGAGACCAATCAGTTACAGATGTAGCTCTCGCAATCCGCTGCGTAAAAGTTAAAGTTCCCACTCCCGTAATAGTAACATTTCCTGTTTGATCCGTGTCAGGGCCGCGAAACCGTAAGGTATAAGTTACATCTAAAAATTCATCAGCAAGCACAGTAATCGTAGTAGGATTCCCAGAACCATCTACAATTAATGCTCGAGAAAAAAGAGTAGAAAGTCCAGTACTCCACCCAACACCAACCTCAGTCAAATTACCAGTCGCCACCCCGGCGTTAAATCTATACGTTCTACTACTGCCGCCCCAATAAGGGGGGCCGCCAGGAGATAAAGCTGAAGTAGTATCTGAGACAAGTGAGCTGTTAGCTAAAAATGTTTGAAGTCCCGTGTTTGTAACTAACGGAACCGCAGTACCTGTGCCCACCTGACAAGTAGTAAAGTTTAAGCCGCCACTACCAACTCGATCTAACCCGATGTTAGTAATTAGATTATCAAACTCTGCCAAAAGAACTTTACTAGCCTCAATAGGCTTTCCATGGCAATCTACCTTACCCTTTCTAATTGCAAATCTTCCGTGCATGGTGCAAGAAGCAGACACAATAGGAGAGTTCGGATTATCTAAAAATCTGTTACTCTTAACGATGATCACGTTAAACTACCCCCTGTAATAAGCACCTGGACGTTAAGCTGCTCAACAGGCCAGTTAGTGTACTGAATTAGGGCAACTCGAATGTTGCCAGACAAAACTACAACCTGAGGATTCAGCTGCTCAACAGGCCAGTTATAGGAGACTAGCGGAGCTCTGAGATCGCCGCTTAAGATAACGTTTCCTACATCTAGCTGCTCAACCGGAATTGAATAGCTAGCTAAGGGTTCTCGCAGCAATCCGTCTACAATAAGTATAGATACATCCATTGCATCTAATGGAGGTACCCACTCATACCCATTAATAATCTGATTATATACCAGCAGCTCATCTAGCACATCTACTGGATACAGCGGCGTGGTGTAAGCCACGCCAAACAGCGGCGGTATTGCCTGCTCACAAGGAAGAACGGCTAATGTTTTTTCTAACTTGTAAGTCTTACCAGTAGACCCAACCGCTGTACCGATGAGTCGGTAAACTACCCCCGGCAATCCTTGAATAATCCATTGACTAGCTACCGGTCCAAGCAGAAACCTGCGTGTAGTTAGCATATCGTCAGGGCTAGGATCATCTCCGGTTTGAACGGCTACAGTTACTTCCCATGCGGTAATAGTTTCATTTAGCAGAAGCTCAGAGGAAAAATTAAACTCTACCCTAATGCGCTCCCACACTAACTTACTTGGCAATGTGGGAAGGGGCATTTACTTTCTCCGAACCCCTTTGGGAACTCTGGAACCCTTACTACCTGGATTCTTGGTTGGATTAGTAGCGGTCTGCTGAGCCATAGCCTGCTTTTTTCTGGGCGTTAGCATCTCACTATCCTGCCCACGAAAGCTAGGCGTCCGTGATTTCTTGACCATTTTCATTAAAGGTTTTCCCCTGTCTAACATTAGTCTGCAGTGCGAGGAGTCGATCAGCCAATGCCGCCAACCTATCACCTTGGCCACGATCAAGTCCCGCGTTTGGATCAGGTCTGCCGATGCGCTTTGTAGCTTCGAGCTGCAATCGGGCAGCTTGGAGCCTGCCCTTCTCGGAACCATTAACCATAGTATCCGCAATGACTTCAACGGATTTTTCAAACAAAGCCTCAAGACGTGTGCCAACAACTTCACACATCTGAGCTACGTACTCTTTAACAAGTGGTTGTCGAAGAAGCATGCTAACATACTCGGGAGTAATGCCGACCATGTTAGCAATCTCAACGTTCTTCAACCCTTGAGCGCACAGACTCGCTACCTGCTTGTGCATTGGCTTTAATTTAGTGAGCTGCCACTTCCCATTCTCGATGGCATCAAGATCGAGATCGCCAGAGTTTTCTACAGGTAACGAGTCCATGAGTTCACCACTTTTCTTTATCTGCCCAGTAAGCCGCGGACATTTTGCCCTTGGCAATGTTTTTAGCGTGACGAGCTTTGAATGCTTTGTTACGTGCCGAGCCTTCAGGAGATCCACTAACACCCTGCTGCCCGAAGCGAATAACCTTTTCCTTACCACCTTCACAAGCTTTCACAACGTGAGACTTGGTTGGGTGGCTAGGTGTTCGCTTCGGGCTGTTGCAGGCCATACCAGCTTTGTCAGCTTTCTTAGCCATGTTACTTCTTCTTGGCAGTCTTGGCCGACTTGCGGAAGGCCTCAGCCGTCGGGGCGCCGTCAGATCCAGGCTTGCGCATCTTCTCGCCGCTCCCAGACTTCATGCGCTCACGCTTCGCATGGATGTTCGCGTACAGCCCCTTCATCTCCGGCTCCGCCGGGCAGCGGGCGCTTCGCGCCGGCCTCCGGAAACAGCCTCATCCACCGCCTCGTCGATCCTGCGGCGGCGCGCTCCGCCGCCATAGTTCTCGTTCGCATCCCGCATCTGCTGCTGCGCGGGCTTCTCCAAGTACGTGCGAGGGTTCAGGGCTTCGGAAATATCGTCGAACACCTGAGCTGCGCGCTCCCGCAAAGTGCGAGGCTTGGGCTTCTCTTTCGGATAAGCGTTGTCACTCCGTCGATCGGAGTTTCTAGAGCTACCACTCATTTCATTCTCCCGCGAGGTTTGCCAGTGGTGATTCGAGCTAAGCGAGCCATGCGATCTGCTGGAGCGGCGGCGACCGGCTTACGGGGCATGACAGCTGGGGCCGCGGTAGCGATGGGCTTACGGGCCATTTCCGTCGGCTGAGTTGCACGGGCGCGGCTAATGGCTCGCTGGGCAACTCCGAGTAAAAGACCTTTCTTAGCCATTACTTTCTCCCTCTGGGAGTGTTGCGACCGCGGCTGTTGCCGGAACGATTACTACCGCTGTCCGGGACTGGTCTAGCTGGGACGCCGGGAGGGCCTTTGTACTTGTCACTGCCGCCCTTGCCGCCACCCTTGCTCATGCAATTCTTAGGCATTTACATTCTCCTGCTGCTGGGGTTCACCGGCTGGAGGCCGGCGATGATTATCTAACACCTCTGGATCACGGCGCATCGCTGAGCTAACCGCGTCCAACTCTTGAAGCTGCTCCGCTGAGAACAGCGCCCGCAACTCTCTTGCCACGCTCATTTCTTTAGTCTCCTCGGGAAAGTCCACAACATTAAAAAGAACCCCGCACCTCGCGCCGACTGTATCACGGGAGTTGCAGAGTTTCAATGGACTCGGGCGGAACGCCCACCGTTGTCCCAAAATGGGACAGCAGTTGAATCGGCCAAAGCTATGAACGTTCCGATAACTACCAGATTTTTAGATTGCGTCGCGGGCAGGAAAGTGCCTTACCCCGCGCGTGCGCCCGCGTGACTTTGCCCCTGCCACCTCATATGCCGCCAGACGCCGGCCAACATAGCCCCCCCTAGTGTGCTACTACACCACTACACCACAACACTACACAACGACAACACTACCGTACTCAATCACCAATCGAGTGCAATGTTATAACACTACACTCAGCACGTGAGTGTTATGTTATAACTATTCGATTCGCTGGACACTTCAGGTTCCTGAACAACTACCACAAACGTTTAACGAAAAATAAATAAATTACTTTTTCCAAAACGTTGAGGCATTCCGATATGCATGATGTGACGGGCAACAACGCACGGCACACAATCCACAACTCACAAAGGCACAAAGTCATGACCACCGAAATCACCACCACGATTGTCACCACTCGCCCGGCCGCTGGCGCGGAAGGTATCGACACTAACCTGACCATCAATTGGGAAGGCATGGAACAGTCGGACATTGTCGCCCTGGCGCAGCAGGCGCTTGTCGTGAAGCTGCAAGCTCAGTGGCGGAAGAACGGCATCCCGGAAGGCGAAGCGGAAATCCGCGCGGTCGATTACCGTCCCGGCACCCGCGCCACGAAGACGAAGCCGAGCATCGAAACCATGCTCGCGGCTCTGTCGCCCGCCGAGAAGCAGGCCCTCGTGGCGAAGCTCCTGGCCAATGCCTGACCTACCAGCGGGGCGGCCCTCCGGGGCCGCTTCCGCCCACCCGGAGTATCCATCAATGAACAAGCGTAGTTTTATTCGTTCCTGCTTCAATCAAGGTATGACCTTTCGGGAGTGTGAGATTGAATGTCGTGACTACGGGTTCAGCTCCTCCGTGCCGGAAATCCAACGGTTCTATCGTTCGTTTGAAGTCGAGGCTCTGCCCACTGCTGCACTTGATAACTGGGAGAATATGTACTATGCAACGTAAACTATCCGACCGCGAATGGTGGCTTCTTTATCTGCTGGTAGTTGTTGCCTGCATGTATACTCTGAACGCTAACTGGTAATGAGGCAACTTCCCACAGAGCCCACTTCGAGCGATCGAGGTGGGTTCTTTATTGGTCGAATAGAAGTGTCCCAATTTGGGACAAGAGTTGGAAGTGTTGGTCTTGTTTGTTGTATTGTACGTTTGTTTTAAACCACCTGCTTTATCTAGTTAAAAAAAAAATAACAAAAAAATAAGGTGTGGGTGGTGGTTTACAACATATTCAAAACATGCGAACATTACGAACCATCCCAACCAAATCAACTCCAATGGGCAAAAGAAGCGTGGCGTTAAGATCGCAAGCGCGGAGATATAGAACGCCTGAGGTGAACGCGCTGTATAAACACTGTCGGCAATTGAATCTACTGGAGGGAAGAAGTTATTATGAAGTAGATCACATATGGGAAATAACTCTGGGCGGCAAAGATGAAATTCATAACTTGTGGATTGTGCCGAAAGAGTTTAATAGAAGTTGTGCAAGGAAGAACTGGAAGATAAGAAATTGGATATACGCATGGATCGAGCGGAACGGTAGAGTATGCATCCGGATTCCGAGAGAACTTGCAGAGTTAGAATATCAACTAATGGTGGAGGATTATAGAAATGAATGGGAACAAACCTCAGGACGCGAAGTCTCGTATTCTCTCGCACTTGAAGCATTCGAGCGACTCAATCGGGTTAGCTTGGACAAGTGGTGTTCAAGAGAATGCGTTAGCCGCTGAACTGCCCGCGTTTCAAAGAATGAAAGAAATTGAAAAAGAGCTTGGGCAGTTGATGCTTACTATTACTAAGTTGAGGGGGATTTAAGATGCGTCCGGGAAACGTCGTGAGTATTCGTATTAATCCTAAAGACACGATGAGTGTGATTGATTTAGTTGAATCTCTCGGTATGCCTTTGCACACGCTGAGCTTCCCGTCTATGGTATCTCTTGCATTGAGTAGCTGCCTGCAAGCTTTGCGAGAGCAAGGTACCGTACCGGATAGAACTGGCTTTGAGTACAATGAGCGTACTGCGGGGATTATCGGCACCGGGCAGACTAAAAGAAAAAGGGCTGCCACAGAGGCAATCTTGGCCACCGGCAGCGAGTTCAAAGTGGCAGCTCCGCCTAAGCCTAGCATGACTTTTGTTAAGCCGGTGTCCCAAATTGGGACAGTGGAAGTTGAACCCCATAACACTCCAGCCGTCGAAGAAGAAATCGTCACAACTGAGATGCGTTTAGCTCGCCGCAGGCTGGCTGAGTTGGTTGCAAAACAAGATCTTATTGAGGCTAAAGCTCCCGGCGTTACATGGAGTTCCGGGGATCAAAAAGAGTTTGACGAACTTTGCAAGGTGGTTTATGGTGCCTGATTTGAAGCTTGAAGAAGTGCCCGGAATGTACGACTTCCGGGATGTTGTACTTAACAAAGGTAAGATTGGATATTTTGTCTACATTGCAGACTCCAAGCAATGGTTGTTCTGTCTGTATAATCATCCAGCTTTCATGGGTGTGATGCTTATGCAGGCCCTTATAGAGCTTGCCGAAACGCTACCGGATAATCCACAACTATTTCCAAAAATCCATTAGTTTCCGATATTACATATGCAACCGTGCGCGGCACGGTGCAGAGTAGTACCGACAACAGGACAACTAGCAATGAATATCTTCGTAACGAGTAGCTGCCCCGTGGAGTGTGCGAAGGCGTTAGATGATGTGCGGGTCAACAAGATGATTCTTGAGACTGCCCAGCTATTGTGCACTGCCCATCATCAGTGGCACTCTGCAACCTCGATGATGTATAAACCTACGCACGTTAACCACCCATGTGCTATTTGGGTTCGCAGCTCGCAAGACAACTACCAGTGGACGTTTGACCACTTCACCGCGCTGCTTCGTGAGTTCGAGTTCCGCCGCAGCAAGCATCACGCTTGCAAGTTGTTGTGGCGCACCTTGCGTGAACACCCTCCCATTCTGGGGCTGACGCAAACACCGTTCGCCAACTGCTCGCTGTTCAAACAACTCCCCGTGCATGACGCGTACCGTGCTACCATGCTGCATAAGTGGGCAAACGACAAGATCAAAGTTTCATTCACTCATCGTGGATGCCCCGAGTGGGCGGAGGAAGTGATCTATGGCTGATTTACCTGAAACCCTTGAAAGTGTGGTTCGCCGCACTCGCGGTTACATTCAGTTGTTGAAGCAGGAAAACTCTGACTTGCTGGAGTGGCAAGGAGATGCTATGCCCTTGATTCGTTCTGCATTCGATCAACTCAAAGCCGACGGGCATGATGAGTTGGCACAAAAACTATGGACTCTTTGGATGAGGGCTGACGAATGATCCTCACACTTCCAGAAGATATTGCCCGTTATCAGATGCTTGTGATCGCTCGCGCACTCCGTTACTACCACGACACTGGCCGCAAGGTTAATAGTGCCTACACTCCACGGGCGATGATTCAAACTGCCGAGCAACTCACCGGCAAGAAGTTTAAGCCGCGTGATTACTTGCAGGCCGCTCAAGCACTTAAAGATAAAGCAGGAGAATGTAATGAACAGTGATCTTCGAGAGCGCGTAGCGCGGGCGATTAACGAAGCCACAGCCGGGCACCTTGGCTGGAATGACTGGCCGACGCTATCGACTTCACGCTCGGCGCGATCCATCGCACGGCGCAGACACAAGACCCGCGCCGCCCGTTGCTGGTTAGCCACCTCGCCGCGCTACTGGATGCACAGAAACAGCGCTCGCTGCCCGAGCCGCAGGAGGTGAAGCCGTGAGCTGGCCAACCGCCTTAGTTCACATCGACGGATCTGACTACACCATGCGTGAGATCGGCAAACATCTAAACATACTTCCCAACTCCGCTAATGCCCGAGTGCGCCGCTTACAACGGACGACTGGCCGAACTGAACTAACATGGGATGAACTCAAACGCGGCAGTCGCGGATATGTATACCTAGCTAAGATGCCACGCAATTATCCATGCCGCAACGAACTTCGTCGCAAGCTATCTGATCGCGGCATGACTTTCGAGCATCTAGCAAAACGCATGGGCACGACGCGAGAATACGTTAACCGCGTACTGGGCCGGGTCGCCGCAAAGTCTCGCGCCACGCTGACGCCTGAGTTCGTGCAGCGGTGCTGCGAAGCGCTGGAGTTGTCGCCGGAAGCTACGGCGGTGGTTCATGAGCTGGGTGCCCGCGAAGTCGGTTGGAGGATTCTGTGAAGCTGACATATCACCCGCACCTCAAGGGCGGACAGCAAGTTCTAACCTTCAACCTTGAGTTCTTCCATATCTTCCAACAGGCCTGCAGAGATTATTCATCCAGTTCCCTACTCGTAACCCCGGATGCTTACGACTGGAAAGGTTCACCCATTGAAGGACGCGGCACTGTCCACTGTATGTGGAAAAAGTGGGAGAATCTCGCCGCTTGGTTTAATCACGCACGTTCGCTAGCCACTGCCGCAGGTATGGACTTTTCCCAAGCTCGCGCACGATCTGATGGATAAATAAACAACTTTTTCCAAAACACCGTAACTTCCCGATATTATCCGTGCAACACCACAAAACGGACAACCTACAATGCACGACACAACTGTGATCAAAGTTCTCACGAAGCGGAAAACTGGCAGCAGCCATGAGGAGACCGACCTGACTATTTGTTGGGATGGTATCTCCCCGGAGCAAATGAAGAAGCTCGCTCAGATCGCTATCGTGCATAACTGGCAAGCGAATGCAGTTCGATCCTCCACGCAGCTCCCCGAAAAAGCTCGCATCATTGCAGCCGAAACCGTGCATGAGCCAGCTTATTGTCTTATCCCATTCGCTCCTCGCGCAAAGGTTAAGACTTCAGTGGATGACCAGCTCGATGCTTTGCTGGCACAGTTGTCGCCCGAGCAGCTCGCAGCACTTCTCAAGTAGCGTCCCAATTTGGGACAAGGAGTTACCACCATGAACTGCGTACATACCGGCTGTAGCGTTGCCATTCCGCAATACGACTTGACAGTCCGAGCCGATCTGTTCTATATTCCCGATGCGTGGATTGTGAGATGGATTCCACCCGCACCGTACTCAGGGCCTTGCGTTAACTCGGACTACGCCGTTCTTGAGCTAAACGCAAAGACATACATGCGAGAAGATCTTGGCATCCTCGTTCTGCCCACGCACTATCTTATCGTTCATTCAGATGTGGCTCGGGAGAAGATTAAATGCTTTCGGACTATCAGTGGCGAAAACTTAAACGTGATCAGATTCGACGGAGCTACACCGAACTGAAGCATGACCAAGCTCAGCTTCGTTACGACCGATTGATCTTGGAGTTCGAAGAAGCCTTCCGGGCAGTTCATAAGCGCACGCCTAAGATGGCTGAACGCCCTCAAGGTAAGAAAAGAATGATCAACGCAACCCAGAGGCTTTGGGCACAACTACACAACGAGGTAATCTCAAATGGGCTGGACGACTGAATACGAAGGCAAGTACGTTCTTGAAGATGATCGAGTTTTCTCCGTCACGTACATAGTCTATGAAGAACATTCATCTCGAGACGATCCCGGCGACTACGAGGAAAGCGATGAAACCTATTACATTGACGGAGAGCCTTGTGAGTTCGAGAACCTTCCTGATGAAGTTACACCTGAACTCATTGAGAGGGTTAAGTCAGTTGCCACCGAACGCGACAGCAATCGTGGTCGAAGACTTAATCGCTTCGACTGAATTCGGAAACTTTCTGGAAATCGAATATGCACGGGAGATCATCTATGCGTGGGTCGCATTCTGCCAAGGTAGTAAAGCTGCACAAGTCGAAGTCCGAGAAGCAGCCAGAACTTACTGTGAAGTTCGGAGACAAGCCGTGGGATCCTCATGGCATGGTGTCAGACAACCCGCACGACAACTGGCTCCGTTATCAAGCTCAGAGTGTGTTGGGCGGGCAGCTCCCAAGCATTGAACAAGCTCGGGAGTTGTTCCGGGAGATCGATCCAGATACGAGAATGCCACGACAGCCCGCTGAGAGTTTGAGTTGGTGGCAGCGTCTCATCAACAATATTAACTAACGTCCCAAATTGGGACAACAACTTCCACGCGCCGGTAGCTCAACCGGATAGAGCACAGGCCTTCTAAGCCTGCGGTTGCTGGTTCGATTCCAGCTCGGCGCGCCAACGGAGAACAACATGAAGCAGCGTGCGCGTTATCACAAGATTGATAACAACTGTTACTACATCGACTGCGGCCCGAACGGAATCTGGCGCATTACTCGCGCGTTCGATTGGGCTTGGGAGCCGGTTCCGTGGGTCGGTTTCTGACCATTGACGGCACCGCCGCGCTGCTTCATAATCGCATCACGTTAGACAACACGACACGAATCCAAAACCTTCCCAGTTGGGAATCCTAAACTAAAGCAGCGGCTCAACTGGGGTTTCACTCCCCCGCTGTAACACTCACTCAATAAAGAGGAACCATCAAGATGGATATTTCGTTCAAGACCAAGGAACACCCGGAAGCCCGCACTGTCTCCTACGAGTTCCCGGAAACTCTGGAAGGCCTCGTTGCCAAGTTCGGTAACGACGAAGTCTACTCCAACGCTGTCGGCTCGTTTGTCATCTCGCTGCAGGCCCTCTGCCGCCGTCACATCGAGAAGTCGGACGAGGAAATTCAGGAACTGGTTAACAACTGGGATCCGAATACCCGCGCTACTGGCGTCCGCAAGACTGCTGCTGAGAAGGTCTCGGCTGCTCTCGGCCAGCTCTCGCCGGAAGAGAAGGCTGCCCTGCTCGCCAAGCTTCAGGCTTCGCTGGGTCAGTAAGTGCTTCACTGGGACAGTATCCCATCCACGTAGTCCCCTGCGCGCGTAAGCTTAGGGTGCTGATACTGTCCCAAACTGGCGTGTTGCTCCGAGCGCCATAGTCGTGAGACTTTAAACGTCCGCAGGATCGAATAGAATTCCTTAGGGACTCGGAGCGCCTTTTTACGTACAGTCGTATGAACAGCGGGGCTAGTCCTTGGTGGAGGGCGAATCCGGCTAATGGCCCACCAGCCGACCTGTCTGCAGGTTCGACTGTACCTAAAACGGCCAGTGGTGAAATCGGTAGACACACCGGACTTAAAATCCGTTGGCAGTAATGCCGTGCGAGTTCGAGTCTCGCTTGGCCGACCACGCAACGCAACGCAACACAACTTCACAACGCGGAGACAACTAATGAATCCATTGCGACCCATGCTAGCTATTGCTGCCGACGAGCAGTACCTTCAAGCTATGCGCTACCCTGTTCTAGCCAGCCCCAAGATCGACGGGGTTCGTGCTATGGTTGTTAATAGCGTAGTGACTAGCCGATCCGGTAAGCCCATTCCCAATCGCTACGTCCAATCCAAGTATGGTATCCCGCAACTGAATGGCTACGATGGTGAGCTTGTTGTCGGTAGCCCCGTTGATAAGAATTGCATGCAGCGGACTACCTCCGGCGTTATGAGCCACGATGGCCAACCTTCCGTTACATTCTGGGTATTCGATCGCTGGGATATTGCCAACGAGCCATACTTCGAGCGACTAGGCGCAATCACAGAGATCCCAGAGCTTCAAGCCTATCGCCTAAATCACGAGGCGATTCATAGCTATGACGCACTGCAACGTTACGAGTCACTTCAGACTTCAGGCGGTTACGAGGGTGTGATGCTTCGCGGCTACAACAACAAGTACAAGCACGGTCGATCGACTCTCCGCGAAGGCGGACTCATCAAGGTCAAACGATTCTACGACAGCGAAGCAGTTGTGATTGGATACGAACCTTTGTACCGTAACGAGAACGCGGCGGTTAAGAACGAGCTTGGCTACACCGAGCGCAGCACTCATCAAGCCAATAAGTATGCTGACGATCTGCTCGGCTCCCTGACAGTCAAAGATTTGAAAACTCGCGTGACGTTCGAAATTGGTAGCGGCTTCGATATGTCTCAACGTGAGCTTCTCTGGAAAGACCCCAACAAGCTGATCGGCCGCATCGTTAAGTACAAGAGTTTCTCCGTTGGTGTAGTAGATAAACCGCGCTTTCCCATCTTTCTCGGTTTCCGAGATCCACTCGATATGTAAGGAATTAAAAGTGAGTAGAAAAGTTTTCATTGTCTCGAACGGTGGCCACGACTACAGCGACGCCGCACGCTATGGAGAGATTGTATTCTGCACCGACGAACTGATTCGCAAGGACGACGTAGCTCAGATGTACCGAGTTCTCAGCGAGTCCTTAGATCAAGCCGAAGCAGATGACCTGCTGCTTATCTCCAGCCTTACATCTCTCTGCACTGTAGCCGCCGCCATTCTCGCAGCCCGCTTTGGTGAGTTGCATCTTCTTCTGTACAAGGACGGTGAGTATGTTAAGCGTGACCTCATCTTGGATATGCCATGAGTAAAATCATTCCAATCAAACTTGCCATCGGCCCCGAGACTGACCGCAAAAAGTGCTTCGATAACACTCGCATTTCTCAATACAAGACTTGTCCGCGCAGTTACTTCATTCGTCATGTGCTGGGCTGGACTTCCACTGGCACCGCCAACGCACTAATCTTCGGACTGAGCTGGCATGATTCGATGGATATTGTCTGGCAGTACGGTTCCAAGATCGCACCGCGTGACCTTGCTGATCTAGCTCACATGGCGTTTGTGAAAACTTGGAAAGAAAATGGAATGCCCGAACACATCCCACTCGAACAAGAGAGTTCATTCCTTCCGCGAACTCCGGGTATCGCTCGTGAGATGTTACATGAATACACGGAGGCCCGAGCCAAGATGCTGCGATCCTGTGAGATCGTGGGTATCGAACAGCCCTTCGCAGTACCGATTCCCGGAATGCCTAACCATTGGTACATCGGTAGGTTGGACAAGGTTGTAGACTACAATGGCCAACGACTCATCCTCGAACATAAGACCACAACCGCTTACGCTACCGTCGGGAACTTCCGAACTGATTACGTTGACAGTTGGTTCATGTCATCGCAAGTTAAGGGTTATCAGTTTGGAGGGGGACTTTACTACGGAGACATTAACGCCGTCTGGGTCGATGCCGCGCTTGTCCATAAAAAAGTCCATGATGCGTTTAAGTTCATCCCAGTATCTCATAATCTTACCCTTCTAACCGAGTGGATCGAGAACACCAAGCAGTGGATCAATGAGATCTCCATTGAAGTAGACAACTACGATGCCGTCGGCAAGCTACTGCCGGGCATGTTTAAGAAGAACGAAGAAAGCTGCTTTGGTAAGTACGGCCCCTGTACTTACATCGACATCTGCCGCACCGTTGCAGACCCAAGCACTATCAGTGTTCCACCGCCCGGCTTTGAGCATAAAGTCTGGGAACCCTTCTCGGTCTTGGGACTTGAGAAGATCATTCAAGAAAACAAGGAGACAACTAATGCAAGTTAAAGCCCTCTACATTGAGCGGAATATTCATAACTGGGAGAACAACGGAGCGGCGCCGGGAGAATATTTCGGCAGTATCACTCTCGGAGATTCTTCCAGTGATGTCAAAGTTAAAATCGACAAGCATCTAATCGAAGCCTTTGTCCGCCGAGCAGCCGAGGTTGCCATGTTCCAACTCGACAAGGTTGTCCACGAGAATAATGCGAATAAGATTATCGTCTCCTCGCTGACCCGCTTGCAAGAAATCCCCCAGCAGCCCGGCCTTCCGCTTTCTCAGGATGAAGAGTAATGCCCAACGCAAAGACTGCCCGTGAAACTGCACGAAACAAATTTCTTCTGCTCGGTGACACAGGAGCAGGTAAGACTACGCAGCTACTTACTTTGCCGGGACGTAAGTTTGCGTACCTCTTTGATCCGAACGCCATCCTCAGTCTTCAGGGCTATGACGTTGATTATGAGGAGTTCCTTCCGGATCGGCTTAACCTTTCAATTAAGTCGTTAAAGAAAGACGTTGGGGACAAGACTACATCGTTCAAAAACGATCTGTATGTTGAGTGGGAGAAAGACTTCAACGACAAGTTGAACAGTGGCTTCTTCGACCAATACGACGTTATCGCAATGGATAGTGCTACCACGTTCCTTGACCTTATCATGGATCGAATTCTCACTATCAATGGGCGCGCAGGTGCATGGCCGCAGCAAGACGATTACGGTCCTCAGATGCTGGCCTTCACTAACGTCTGCCGCTCACTCATGTCCCTCAACAAGTACATCTTCATGACTGGGCATCTGGAAACTAAGCAAGATGCCCTAACCCAGCGGATCATGCGGACGCCTATGATGACGGGCCGACTCAAGACTAAGATCCCGCTGCTGTTCTCTGACATCTTTATTTGCGAAGCTGAGAATGACGGCCGGGGTGTAGTGAAGCACAAAATCCAGACTGTTCCTGACCGCATGACTACCACCGTTCGTAGCTCCATCAAGGGTCTCGGTTCGTTCGAAGACGTAACGATCGACTTTGCTAAGCCCCTCGAAGGTCAGGGGATTGGCAAGTTCCTCAAATGATCGGCTCGCTGTTGTGCAAGATTGGTTGGCATGACTGGCGGCCGTTGATTCACACTGATATATGTTTCCGCTGTGGTAAGCGTCGAACTAAAGTCGACTAACCCAGCTACCATTTCTCCAGCAGTCTGCTGGCGAAGCACCTACCGTCCCAAATTGGGACAGGTAGTTTACCAACCTTGGGCTAACGCCCCTTACTGAGAAACTGCAATGACCTTTATTCCTGTTAACTTTGATGACGCCGTTGAAGCTCAGCCCGCCGCCGCTGGTCGTTACGCACTTCAGATTCTGAAGTCGGAAGTCACGGTGTCTGGTGAAAAGAGTAAGAACCCCGGCTCCCCGCAGTTCCGCGTTACCATTGGCTTCGAGACTGAAGACAACGTTCCGAACATCACGCAGTACATCTCTCTGCCTGCTGAAAACGACGAGCCTAAGTCTGCTCAGTACAAGGTTCTGCTGCTGAAGCGTTTCCTTGAAGCCTTCAACATCCCCTACGATCAGAACGGCATTGATACTGAGCGTATGGCTATGGATATGGTTGGCTCTCGTGCGACTTGCGAAGTTACTGTCTCCGAGCCGGATGACAATGGTAATGTCTACAACCGCATCCAAGTGCCGCGTCTGCGTACTGAAGCCGGTCGTTCTGCTCGCGGTCGTTAAGTTGTAACCTTTGCCTCAAGGGAGTTCCTCGCTCCCTTGGGGCTTTTTCGGAGAAATGAAATGTACCAGACTAAAGGTTTAGACTCCCCTCATTTTGCTGGAGCCGCCGAGATTAGGCGAGTACCTCCTATTGAAGAATCTATCGACATGCTTCGCACGGCGGTAGGATGCTTAGAGGAAAACATCGCAGCTCTCAATAACCGGCTGACTCCGGTAATGGCTCCTCCATCGCCCATTAACAGTGCGGCAGAAAAGCCTCCCGGTTTTGGCGTTCCACTTGCTGATACCATCCAGCAAATCACTGGACGACTGGTTGCTTTGAACTATCAAGCTCGCGAACTGCTCGATCGCCTCGGAGTGTAATGTGTCCATCTTACTTGCTCACGTATTCACTCTTGACTTCGAGACAACCGGTGTTGATACTAAAACCTGCGACCCAGTCGAAATCGCCATCTACAACGGACGAACCAATCAGTTCTTCCAACAACTTATCAAGCCGCCCGTACCTATTCCACCCGAGACTAGCGCCGTCCACCACATCACTGACGACGACGTTGAGCACGAGGCAAGCTGGTCTGATGTTCGGGCCTTTCTGCAAGGATGGCTAAAGGATCGTTGCGACGACGCTACTCCAGTCCTCGCGGCTCACAACGCCGATTATGAGAAGGGTGTGCTCTATCGCAACAATCCTGACTTTATCCCAGTCCAGTGGATTTGCACATACAAGTGCGCCCTTCGCGTCTGGCCGGAAGCACCCGGACACAAGAATGAAGTCCTTCGCTACTGGCTAAAGCTTGGAACTCAGCGCGGTCGTAAGGCCGATCAGTCTCCCCACTCCGCAATGCATGATGCGGTAGTTACGTACTCCATATTGACCGAGCTTCTCAAACACGCTACAATGGAACAACTCATAGAGTGGACGGAGCAACCAGCTAAGCTCCCGAAGATGCCGATGGGTAAGCACTTCGGACAGACTTGGGACACCATCCCGGCTCCCTATCTCGAGTGGTGCTTGAAGCAAAGCGACATGCGTGAAGATGTTAAGCACGCCGCTAAAGAGGAACTCACTAGGAGACGTACCAATGCAACTGGGCGATCTGGTTAAACCACTAGATCAATGTAGTGACGAAGAGCTTCTTGAGCGCCTTCGCACTATCCGCAACAACCGAACGAGTGTGCGACCTGCCGCTAAGGCTCACGCTAAACGAGCTGAACGAAAGGGTCTGCAAACCCGCGTTAGCAAAGTCGAGAACCTGATCGCAGGGCTCTCGCCTGATGCAATCCAGCAACTGCTTCTCGAACTTGGAGCGTCCAATGAGCAAGGTTGAAGGTCATCGCACCGACGGTTTCTCTCACATCCCACTCGAAGCTATCACTGTTGGTGAGCGTTTCCGTGAGGACTTCGGGGACATTGAAGAACTAAAGGACTCCATCCGTGACAAGGGTATCATCCAGCCTATCACGGTGGATTCTAACTACACTTTGCTTGCTGGCGGTCGTCGCTACCGTGCTGCTACTGAGCTTGGCTTGCCGACTATCCCAGCGCTGATCCGTGAGTTCGTCGACGAAGTTGACTCCCGCGAAATCGAGCTGATGGAAAACCTCCATCGTAAGGACTTCACGTGGGCAGAAAAGGCCAAGCTAACCGCCCGCATCGACGCGCTGTTCCGTGAGAAGAACAACGGCAACTGGAGCATCCGCAAGACTGCCGAGGTGTCTGACTCCTCAAAGTCCGCGGTGGCCCGAGAGCTGGAGCTTGCGCGCGCTATCGAGGCCGTGCCGGAACTGGCGGAGTTCAAGACGGCTGACGAGGCGCTCAAGGTTCTGAAGAAGATGGAGGAGCAGGCTGTCGTCGCGGAGCTCCACGCTCGCCAGAAGCAGCGGCTCGCGGACGAAGGCCGCGCCGATGCCAAGGTGGTCGGTGGCCAGCTAGAAGCCGGGCTTCGCACGTTGCTTAAGCTGGCAGACAAGAACTACATCGTCAGCGACGTCTTTGCTGGTATGAGTGGCCTCAAAGATAACGGTCACATTAACCTTATTGAATGCGATCCTCCGTATGGAATTGACCTCAACAGCCAAAAGGGTTCTGCCGATTCCGCAGTATCTACCGTACACTCTTACGAGGAGGTTGCTCGCGACGAGTATCCAGGATTCCTTAAGCGCCTTGCAACCGAGCTATATCGAGTGGCTGGCAAAGATTGTTGGCTTGTGTTCTGGTACGGCCCCACCTGGCACCATCAGGTTCTCACCTCACTCCGTGAGGCGGGCTGGCAAGTCGATGAGATTCCGGCAATTTGGGCAAAGCCGCAAGGACAAACCTTGCAGCCTGAGCTTTATTTCGCACGCGGCTATGAACCTTTCTTTCTCTGCCGGAAGGGAAAGCCTCTAATGATCGAGCGGGGACGTCTCAATGTCTTCAACTTCTCGCCAGTCCCGCCGAAACAAAAGTACCACCCCACCCAGCGTCCGCTGGAACTCATTGAGCACATCTTCTCTTGTCTTGCGGCTGGGCGTGCTAATGTCTTTGTTCCTTTTCTTGGCTCGGGTGCTAGCCTACTTGCTTGCTATAACCTTGGTTTTACTGGCTTTGGTTTCGATCTGAATGGGGAGTACAAACCTAAGTTCATGCTCGAAGCTGAGGCACAAGCTCGCAAACTGTTTGATGTGGATAAGGGCGATGACTAATGTCTTTCATTCCAACCGCACAACGTTCTCGTTTAGTTCCAGGCAACGGATCTCGTGATGCTCGCATAGCTATTGTTGGCGACTTCACTACTCCATTCGATGATCGAGACCTCCGTCCGTTTTCTGGCCCCGGTGGTACTGTCCTTGATAGCTGCCTCCACGCTGCCGGCTTGATTCGCGGCGAAGTCTATCTGACCAACGTATTCAAAACTAAAACTGACCGACCTTACAAAACAGCTAATCAAGAATTCTTTATTGAGACGCCGGCTAAGAAAACCATCACCCCTCTTGGGTACGAACACGTAGAACGCTTAATCTCCGAGCTTAACTCTCTAGATTGTAACGTGATCGTAGCCGCTGGCAGTCCCGCTCTAATGGCTTTAACCGACTTCACCAGCGTATCAAAGTACCGCGGCTACTTTGTTCCAAGCACCAGACTTAAGCGCACTCGTAAGATCATGCCAACGCACTCCTTCAACACGGCAGTGCGTGGCAACTTCATCAACCGGCACATGATTGTAGCCGACTTGCGTAAAGCCAAACTTGAATCTACCACTCCTGAATTTACTCGCCCTGACCGTCAGTTAATCTTTGACTTCTCGACCGTCGAAGAAGTTCTCCAGTGGCTTGATTACTACGCTAATGTTCCAAAGGTTTGCTTTGACATTGAGGTAATCAACTATGAAGTTTCTTGCATTTCTTTCTCAGCTAGTCCTGATATTGCTGCATCTATCCCTATTGGTCCTACTGCTTCTCGGCCTTATGGCTGGACTGAGTGGGAGGAGCTTCAAATCTGGCGAGGCGTCCAACGAGTGCTCGGAAATGAGAACTCGGTAAAGGTTGCACAAAATGCTATCTTCGACATTCACTTTCTCTTAACTCGTTGTGGAGTTGAAGTTAAGGGTCGCGTTGAAGATACAATGATTGGGCACTCGGTTATGTTCCCCGAGTTCCCTAAAGGTTTAGACTTTCTCGGCTCCCTTTACTGTGGTACGCAAGCGTACTGGAAGGATGCAGTGAAGTTCAATAACATCAAGGGTGAGTCGTAATGCACTATGCCGTCATGTTCAACAACAAACTTGAGGGTTGGGTAGTTGTAGACAGAGACGTTGATAACGAAGTAGTCAAAGGGCCGTTTATTAGTTACTATCTAGTTAGCGCAGCTCTGTATGACTTGCTTCTTTCCTCTGGCTGTCCAAAAGGTACATGCGGAGATTAGCCAATGAAAATGGATGCAAACTTTCTAACATACTCTGCGCTCGACGCAGCTTGTACGTTGGAGATTCACGATGCTTTCTGGGATGACCTTAGTCCAACGTTCGTAAGCGCGAACAGCATGACTATGAACATCCTTCCAGTTCTAATGTTCATGCAAACTCGCGGCATTAAGATCAATCGAGTTGCACTTGAAGAAACAAAGAAAGAAGTACTGCAGAGCGCCGCGGAGAAGCAACGTGAACTAAATCAGCTTTGCGGTATGGAGTTGAACGTCAACAGTCCTAAAGCTTGCCAAGATTACTTCTACGGTAAGCTTGGAATTGCTCCTTACAAAAACGCAGACGGTCGTCCGACTGTAGATGACATGGCCCTGCAGCGACTTGTTCGTGGTACGGCTGCACGACCGGGACTTCGTCAAGCTAAGTTGGTTCAAGAAATTCGAGGGTTGCAAAAGCTCTATGGCACGTACCTCAACTTGGAGTTCGACACAGACGATAGGCTTCGCTGTTCTTACAATCCTCGTGGTACTAAGTTTGGTCGTTTATCCAGTTCCAAAACAATCTTCGGCACGGGCACGAACTTCCAAAACCTGCCGCAAGAGTTTAAAAAGTTCTTAGTCGCTGACGACGGTTACTGCTTTATCGAAGTCGATAAGCGGCAAGCTGAGTGGGTCGCGGTTGCCTACATCACCGGTGACGCTAACATGATTAGCGCAATCGAGAAGGGCATCGACGTACATACTCACACTGCTTCGCTGATGTTCGACGTGCCTCCGGACATTATCAAGCGCGAACACAAGCTCTGCGGCCATGCTACATCTGGCGATGCGATTGCTGAACTTCGTGCGAGTGATCCACTGATCTATGCTGCGATGAAAACCTCCAGCAAGTCTTGGCCTCGCACAATGTCGCTACGTCAGTGTGGCAAGAAGTCCAACCACGGTCTTAACTACGACGAAGGTTTCAACGGGTTTGCTATGATCAACGAGATCGAACCCAAGGAAGCTCGTCGTATTGTAGACATGTATCACTCCATCTACCCCGGCATTCGAGTCTGGTATGACAGCATCAAGCGCCAGCTACAAAAAGATCGGACACTCACTAACTGCTTCGGTCGAGCTGTTAGGTTTCTCGGCGGCTGGAACGATGACCTTTGGAAGTCCGCGTACTCAATGCTGCCTCAATCTTCCGTTGTGGACTCGCTCAATATCGGTATGCAAGAACTTTACGATGACCGTGAGGTTAGTTCGCCGGGAGGTTTTAATGTTGACGTCCTCGCCCAAGTTCACGACTCAATCTTAATGCAAGTTCCTATCGCCAATCTGGTGGATCGCACTAAGTTTGAGTGGCTGCGTGAGCGTATCCGCGACGCGACTAGTCCTACTCTAAACTACAACAACCGTGACTTTAAGATCGCCAGCGATTATAAGTTCGGTCTTAACTGGGGTGAACATAATGAGCATAAGAACCCCGGAGGTATGCAGGAGTTTGAGGACTTTGATTCTTTCTTGAAAGCACTTGAGGCGTGGGGAGTAAGTGATGGCACGGGAACTGAAGGATTGGCTGGAGAGTTATCTAGACTACACTGAAAACTCTGAGTCACCTATCAGCTACCATACTTGGTGCGGCCTGTCAGTTATCGCAGGCGCACTGCAACGTAAGGTTTATCTTCGGTGGGGACTCGGACGAGTTATCTATCCCAACGTATACGCAGTTCTAGTTGGCGCCAGCGGACGGACTCGCAAAGGTGTTGCCATCGGTATCGCTAAAGATTTTCTGAAGAACATTCCCTCTGTGACTGTTGTTCCTGAATCTTCCAGCGGCCGGCAGGCAATGATCCTTGCTATGAAGCGCGCCCTCACTAACTTCCAAGATCCCTCAGACAACAAGATCAAATTCCACAGCTCCGTAACTGCGTTCTCCGAAGAACTTTCAGTATTCCTTGGCCAAGGCGACATTGCTTACCTCAGTAACCTCACCGACTGGTACGACTCCAAGGATGATTGGGAGTACGAAACTGTCGGACGCGGCAAAGATACGTTGCAAGGTCTGTGTCTGAACTTGATGGGTGGTACAGCCCCGGACTGGATTCAGAGTATGATTCCACAAGAAGCTTTGGGCGGCGGATTCACTTCCCGCATCATCTTCATTGTGGAAGAAGTCAAGAGAAAGATCATCCCGAAGTATGTAGTAACTCCCGAGGAGGAACGTCTTAAGGAACTCCTCCAGCGGGACATTGAGCGAATCTCGCAACTGGCCGGTGAGATCACCTTCACCCCAGAGGCTGAGCAGCTCTACATTGATTGGTACATCGAGCAAGATACAGCACTTAGTGCAGGTAAGCCGGTAATCACTGACCCGCGGTTCGCAGGTTATTGTGAACGTCGTGCTACCCATATTCAAAAGCTAATGATTCTTTGCAGCGCTAGCCGTGGTGATGATCTTAAGATCAGCGGCGACGACTTCCGTCGAGCACTTCACTTGCTGACTGAAGTAGAAAAGAACATGCCCAAGACCTTCGGCGGTCTGGGTAAGAGTAAGATGAGTGACCAAAGTGATGCCGTGATTAACTTCATCAAGAAGGTCGGCATTACGACTCGTAAGATTTTAATGCAGAAGTTCTATCGAGACATTGATCCTATGACGCTGGCAAATGTGGAAGCGCTGATGCAGCAGATGGGAGTAGTGAAGATTAAGTTGTTGCCGGAACAATCAGATAAGCAGTACACTTGGATTGGAGACGACTAATGATTATGGGCCCACTAGTAATCCCAAATGAGATGGTGTCCCAATTTGGGACAAAAGAAAAAGCCCCGGAGTCTAACGACTCCGAGGCTATTGTTGCTACTCTACCTTGTCCGCACTGCACAAAGCTGGTTGCTGTTTACATGCGTCAAGATAAACCTGCCGCTGTTCACCGACCCACTCCTGAAGGGCCTCCAGATTTACTCTGACTTCGTGGCAGGTTCGGTAGTTTTCTGCAACGGTTCTGGTAGCGTCTTGAGCTGGGACGGGCGCTGCATAAGGGATTCTGGTGGCTTCGGGAATGGTGTTAGTTGCGGCTGCGTCGTGCAACAACCTGAAGCCACCAGGCAGGGGACAAGAATCAGCAGGTACGTATACCGGCACTTCACGAATGACAACATCTCCTTTCTCCCTTACAGTAACAATTCTATCAACGTATCGGATTTCCACCTGAGTGGTGACGTTCTGACTTGCGTTGCTTAGTCCATCCGCGGTAGCTTGCGCTGAGGCTTTGGCAGCATCCCAAAGCTTCTGCGTTGCAGCTTCTCCTCTGCGGAACTGAATACCCCCCCACAGAAAGAAAACAACAACTGTTCCCACCACGGCATACACTTGCCAAGGAACACTGAGCTTAACCATTAGTAGTTCCTGTACTGACTATCTACGTCAGTGATTGTCTGAACGGGCTGACCCGGCTGCTGGATTACTCTTGCAACTCCCGCACCGATCGCCGTCATGAGAGCGCCCCAACCCAGTGCAGCTTTTACCCAGCTAGGAAAATGCTCGGTGAAGTCAAACGGCAAACTTGCATACGTGATCGCAGCGGTTTGAAAGATCGCCGTGAGAATCATCAACCTCATCGACCACCACTTTTTCCAGTTCTTTGCATCAGGGACTAGATGCACGGGAGTGTTTTTCAAACGCTCTTTTAATCTTGATGTCATATTGGTTTTCCTTGTACCTAGGCCCGTTATAGCTGCGGGCAAACCCTGCCCAGTTCTGCTGTCGAAGTTGTGTGTCCAACTTAGATGTTCTAATAAAGCCGACAAACGCATCAAGGTGGTCACTCTCACTCTGGAACATTGCGTTAATGAACTCTTGCAAAGAATCGTAGCCGCAAGCTTTCCAGTTAAAACCCATGATCTGGAAAACTCCCCAGCTAGCACTTTCCAGTGCACGTTCTCGGTTGAGTTTAACAGCTTCGGCTAAACGATCATGCTCAGCTGGCCCGCCTTTATACAACTTACGATCCCACCGCGGCGCGCTAATGTTTGGGTGCCTAGCTGTAAAGATTCCACCTGTGAGGCGGTGAAACACGTGAGCTTCAAATAAAATCTTAGGCTGACCATCTGGCAAGAATCCGCTGCCTCGGGCTTCTACCTCTGCTACTGCTTGAATGGTTGCGATGGGAACGTCGAGCTTGGCCGCTGCTCTAACGAAGTCTGCTTTAATTAGTCTAGGCTTACTCATTGCCGGGCACGTATGGAGTTGCGGGCGGAAACCCTGTGTTGATAAAGAGATCTTGCTGGGGCTGAGTCCACGGCGGTGTATCAGGTGCGCGCGGAGTGCCTACAAAATCCTGCGGCTGGCGAGGCTCCCAGTGGTCTTTGCAGACATAGTAACCTCGCCAGTGTTTCATAAGAACGGAAGCTTTAAACTTCCGTCCACACTCATAACATGCGGCATTGTAGTCACCAAGGACATAGTGATTAGGCTGACTCATCTAGGACCTCCGCTTTTCTTCTCTTGTTCTTGCCGATACTGCTCAAGCCAAATTGGGCCAATTACTGGCATGTACCTTCTGGTTTCGGGAGCAGCGTTGTATATGTCATCAGCCATTCTAACGGGCGGCATAATTAGATCTAACGTGGCCCTTGCAGGATTCGGTTCCATCTGTCGAACCAATTTATCTCCAGCAAGTCTTCGGGCACGTGCTTCTTCTTTGCTAACTCCAAGCGCACGATCAAGATAAAACTCCGACAAGCCATAAATTTTTAGTACGTTAAAAGCGAAGTCTGAGGCTTCTAAATTTACCTCTTTGCCGAGCATGTAGTCCCTAACGGTAGACATAGCAAGTCCAGTGCTTCCCATAACCACTGCAATCTCTGCCAGCTTTCCAACACCACGCTTGATAGACTGGGCGTCTCCCTTTTTAATTTCATTCCACGCCCTACGTCGGGCGAAATCCATCTGCTTGATAGTGAAAGTTTTCAGCGTGTAAAGCAAGCGCCCGTTCGGATTGTTTAAGTAAGCGGGTGGCATCTCAAGACGCGACACTGGCTGCGTTTCCGAGAGCCCCGCAAATGCAATGCTTCTAACTAAGTCAGTAACTTCACCTTTCCGCAAATCAGAAATCAACTGCTTAAGTTCATCGGGCTGAAGTGCATCTCCCCACTGGGCTTCTAATTCCGCGATCCCTTTTGCGGTCTTAGCTTTTTTAGCTGATGCGATGATCGCAGCGTTAAGTGCAACGTTCTTACCAAACTGATCCACACGAGTGAACTGCGACAACTTAAAGATTCCATTCAGCAGCTTAGTAGTCATACCCTGACCAAGAAGCTCGGCGGTGATATGGTCTTGTAGACCAAAGTCTTTCATATCAACCAGCTTTCTGTTAGTCAAGCTCTTTACAACCGCCGCCATCGTAGGCATAAGACCATGAGCAATAACCTGCGCACCTACGTCGCCAAGCTGAATCACCGCACTTGCAATGTTGCCAAGCAGACCTGCATAAGTAACGTCTCGGAAGGCTCTGATAATGGCGTTAGGTGTTTTGTCTCCACTGATGAATCGCGCTTCCAGAAGCTCGCCTAACTTAGCCACATCTTCCGGGGTCATCTTTTTGTTATCTAACTCTTCCCGGACAATGTTGCCGATAGATTCCTTGATGTTGGTGTATACTTTATTGCCGTCTTGAATAACTGCAATGTTCTTACCAAAGAACTTAGCCCTTTCAATATCCTCAACTGCACTGCGAATGTAGCTGTTCAGGCTCTCAATCGGGCTAGCGTAGAACTGTTGAAGCTCCGGAGTGATCTCCTCAATACCACGGTTCTTAGCAAATCCTGGCTGGTTGCCTTTAGCGCGCTCAGCAGAAAGATAACGGCTAATAATCAGAGATTCTTGCGCCTCTGATAACTTATTTCCCGTAGTAACTAAAGACTTTCTGTTGGCATCATCCAGCATTTTAGTTAACGGGTGATTCGCGTTAGCGCCGATAGCATTAAGCAACCCCGGAACATCTTTAACAATGCGCGGGAAGTACTCAATGTCAGTCGGAACAAATCGCTTGAGTGCTACGAGCTGATCACGCATACTATCAAGCGCAGCTCTTGTACTCTTCCAGCCGTCAATTAAGTCACGATCGCCAATGGCTTGCAGAATTCGATTAGTAACTTCACCCTTGCCGGTAAGAATTGCGCGCGCTAAAACATCCTGAGATTCCCTCGGCAGTTTCTCAAACAGCGTGATAAACGGACTAACCTGCTCTAAGTACTTGTGAGTGTCTCGAAGAACGCGGCGCTCAAACTCAACAGCACGGCGCCAGACTTTTTCTGAAATGTTCTTGACTTGCGTACTGGTAACACCAAGCGTATAGTCAGCGCCCTCAATTAACTTGCTGCCGTAAGTTTGTCCGCGGAGGGTCTTGCCACGCAAACCAAGTGCAACGGCTCCGCCAATAAGTCCGCCCCAAAGCGCCGGGGGAAGATCGGAACCAAAAGCTTCGTTCTGGCTATTGAGAAGAGATCCTACAACTGCACCACCTCCAACCGCTGCCACAGCCTTTAAAATATCACGGTCAATGAAGCCCGCTTGATTCTTTCTAGGACGACCGCGGCCACGCTTAACTTCAGGAGCAGCAGTCTCAACTCTTGGTGCAGCCTTCCGCGCATTAAGGCCCTTACCAACTGCGTCAGCAATCATCTCCTCGGCAGTCTGAACTTGCTTAGCAACAGTGTTGTACGGCTGACCAGTAAGCTCAGCGATCTCATCATACGACAAACCATTCTCATGATGCTCCAAGAACGCGCGCTTCATTCTCGGGTTCATACGATCAAGAGTGTTCTGCACAATTCCAACAGCTTGATCGCGGATAGCCGCATTTTCCGGGGTTACGTTGTACGAACTACTCCAGTCCGAAACAGTCGGCTCAGCATCTGCCAACTGGTTGTACATAGACGGAGTGCCTTCAAGAATAGCACCGCCTCCAAGGGTAGTGGCGTTACCTGCACTCGGACTACCCGAGTCTCCGGTGTCATTAAAGATCGACACCGTTCTCAAGTCACCTTCGCGCTTCTTGGCATTCAGCTTATCCAAGTAATCCATCACGCGCTTAGATGTAATGTCTTGGATGAATGCTCCAAAGGGTGCGGTAGGTTTGTAGCTATCAAGGCTGCGAAAGATATTGATCATGACTTCTTGAGCCATGTCCTCAATTTCCATACCAAGTCTTGGGGCGATCTTTGCCCCCTTCTTACGAACGGCAGCAGTTACCATCGGAGCATAGTCTTCGTACAGCTTTTTAGCCGCAGCATGATCTCCTGCAAGCACTTGCTGAATGGTAGCAAAGTCCTCGTCCATCACTTGCTGAACAGTCTTACGAGGCTCACCACGAGACTCAGCAATCTTGTCAGACGTTCTGCGAAGATTCAAACCGGGGACTTCGTCGCCGCCCGAGTAGGAAATCGCACCAGTCTGGCGCATGATGTTTCTAACTCTGCCACCTCCGGGGAATACTAAAGCTGCCAGACCGGCTGCAAGAGCTAATCCGCTTTTGTACTCATCCTCTGCCAGTGCATACGCGGCAGTTCCGAACAGACCAGCTGCGCCGACACGGGCCAGCAACTCAGGGTCAGCGGAACCGCGCTGCCACTTCGGCCTAGCCAACCGCGAGTCCCGCTTTCTCGCGCGCTCCATAGCCTGACGAACGCCCGCAGAACTCTCGAACGCCTCCGCGATAATGTCTTCTTCGTCCAGCTTCGCCGCCATCCGGGCCAGCTCAGCGTCGGCCGCTACGCGAGCCTCCGCACCTTCCGCCGCTCGCGCTCCGCGCTCGGCCAGCGCCTTCTCGAACTCGTTGGCAAAGCGTACCCGGCGAGCTAACACGCCCTCGGGCGGGTTCGCCGCTAACTCCGCATCTCGCTTCGCCTGATCAGCCGCGGCAAAGGCTTCTTCGAGTTGCTTCTTGTAGCGAACGCGGGCGACAGCTTGTTCACCCACGACGTCAGCGGTTAAGTCTTCAAAGTTCAATCCGCCGATGCGACTGTTCAGAGCCTCTTTAGCGCTGCGGCCGCGAGAAAAGATTTGACCTAACGCATTAATACTACCCGCTGCACCAGCGCCGAAAGCGAAGCTAGCAGCACGCTGTCCAGCAGTAAGATCACGGTTTTGATCAGCTGCAATAATTTCCTCAACCGCAAGGTTACTGACACCGCCAAGTGCGGCGGCATCAAGTACCTTATCAGCAGCTGCTACGGCTGCGGCAGCTCTCGTACCGGGGATTACCGGAGCGATTCTAGCGGCAGCCCTGGCTGCTTGAATGGGCTTCGTGCCTGCGCCGCCGGGCACAAGAGCTAACCCCGGATCAGCAATCAGCGCGTTAGTCAGCCCCGCCAACGTCTCCATCGGACGTTCGCTAGCAGCTTGCACCAAAGCTCCGCCAGCTTCGCCAGCTTCATCCAGAACAGTCTTGGATTCCTTAGCCTCGTACTCCGCTTGAGCAAGCTTTGCCATCTCAACAGTCCGCGCCGGGAACTGTTCAGGGTTCTCGAGAATCCTCATTCGAGCTTCAAGCTGCCGAGCTTCTTGCTGCCTAGCGGCTACACGCTCATTGAGGTCCATGTTAACGCGGTCTACGTTAAAGCCGCCGACGGCTCTGCGCAGAATGGTTCCAGTAGCGCCTTCATTAGCAATGGCGTCGAGCGGGTTAAGCAGCGAGTCAGTGAAACCCGTCCGAGTCTGCTGCTCAGCGCCTTTCTGATCAGCCTGCTTACGATCGGCAATTACTCGCTCAAGCGCCAGTGGGTCATCCATGCCTACGCCAGCGACGTAGTTAGGATCACCCGGCTGAATATAACCAGCTCTGGACATAGCCGCATAGAAACGATCGTTAGTCGTCTGGGCGAACGCACCAACTAGGTCCTTAGCCCCTTCCGCAAATGCATCAGCGCTAAAGCGACTCTCAACCTCCGGAGTTTCAGCTTCCTGTTCAGTGACTGCCGGAGCTGCCTGAACGGCCAACTGACTATTAACATCGGCAAGAGAAATCCGGCGCTTGGCCGGAGTCTCGTCTTCAACTTCCTCAGGAGTAGCAACATTAATCTGCAGACTCGGCGTGCTCACAGCGGGCAACGGAGCCCGACGACGAGAACGATCTGCAAACTGAATGCCTCCATCTGCTAAGGATCGGTTAACTTCATCCACAGAAATACGTGCCATTTATTGTCACCTCTTGTCCCAATTTGGGACAGTAGTTATTCCTCGAAACCCTCGCCGTCCCACTTAAGTCTTTGATTACCAATCCAGTAAAACTCGCCAACTACCAGCTTGCTCGGATCTACCTGACGCTGCCCATTCACAATAGTGGTCGGAACTGGAGTACCAACTCCCGCATCTCGTGCCGGACTGCGCTTAACCTCACCCGGCTTAGCATTGCTGGGCAAGAAGAACGGCTGCGTGTCTGGGGTGGCCGGAACAATCTCACCATTATCCTGAGCAGTCTGCACCGCTCTAGCGCGAGCCTGATCCATAGTCAAGCCAGGGTTAGCCTTGACCAGCAACTGCGCATCTTCTTCAAGTCTAATCGCCAAGTCTCGAACAATCGAACTGGTTGGCTCAACCGGCTGCTGCGTTACAGGGTCTACAAAATTAGCCAAGGGCCCTGAAATCAACCTCGCCGCCATAGCATCTCGCGCAGTCGCATTAACACTGACCGCACCGCCCGCAGTACCCGCATGTTTCTCCATTTGGGAGTTGTGTCTTGCGGTTTCGGCAAGTCTCGCGGCTGCGATCTGGACTCTAGCAGCTCCCTGTGCCAGTCGAATGGCACCTTCCTGGGCCTGTCGCGCTTCTGATAATTCCTTGAGTTCAAGGTCCGCTCTACCCTTCGCATCAATAGCTGCTTGGTTAAAGTACGCCGGAAGGTTTGGATTCCACGGCATAGCTTCAAGCCGTTCCAGCAACTCCGGTTCCATCACAAACACACCGTCGTCTACAGCCTTACGAAGCCTCTGCAACCCAAGACGATATTCATCTTCTGTCTGCGCAATTCCCAGCGTCTGCGACACAATCTCCGCACCGGTCTGGATGTTAGCCATGCGCTTACCTTGTGCCTCAAACCTAGACTTCTCCGCATCAACCTCACGCTTGCGGATCTCCGAAGCCTCGTTGAGCAACGCCGTGCCGCGCTCCACAGCGCCGGCATGGATGTAGAACCTGCCGAGGTGCTCGTGCGGCGAAGCCGCCGTGGACGGGTCGAGGGCGGGGCCGGATCCTGGCGGACGCTCACCAGCCGCGAGTGCCTGCAAGCTTGCCGCAGCCTGTCTATCAATCTCTTCCATTCTCTGAGCTTGACTAAGCTCATACGCTGCTGTAGTGGCAGCCTGCTCATTAACTCGTGCGGCAGCACTAGCTTGGTCAGCCTGCGCTAACGTCTGCATTCTTTCTGCAAACGCTTGCTGGCCTTGCAAGCCAAACTGAGTCATATCAACGACAGCCATAATTAACCCCTTGGAGTAATGCGCGGTAGATTAACAGGCATAGTAGTACGGGCAATCGGCTGCGTAGGAATTACAACTGCCGGCTTGTTAAATCTCTGTCCAACAGTCAGCGCAAGGTTAGCTAAGTTATTACCGACTCCACCCGTAGCACTAATATTCTGTGCATTACTGTTAGCCATTGTTTCCATTGCCTGACCGTAACCACCGCCCGGAGTAGTAAATGCGCCAGCTAATCTACCTTCGTTTTCAAACTCCTGCTGATACACCGTCCCGGCAGCTTCAGCAGCTTCGACTAACGCATTACCGCTACCCGTATAACCCTGAGCAGCAAGCTGACGTTGAACCGCCTGCATTCTAGCCTTGTACGCACCAGTCTCGGTAATCTTGCTGGGGTCTTTCATTAAGTTGTTAAGCCTAACTGCAGCCTCACCGCGGAACTCTCGATACGGGTC